GTTTTTTTTGCCAGGAATTGCAGGATTCCCACTTGCCTCTTCTTTTCCAAAACTCACATTTGATGCATTCAGCGTTGCACATTCTGCCAAGCGTTTTTACAAACTTCACAGCATCCATCATTTTTCCTCCTCAATGGTGACCTCCACGCGGGAGGCACCAGTCGTCTGGTACTTCCGCACCGTCAGAGACGATACGGCGCTGTCATCGTTGTAGGCGTGGGTGTTCAGCGCGTCCAGAATGGCCTTCGCCACGTTGTCAGCGTCAGGTCGCTTGATGTGGGGCGTACCGTCCATCGCAGCGGCCTTTTTCTTTGACGCGCTCTTGGGCACCGTGAAGAACGCCGTGACGGTGGCCGTCAGCGGTATGCCGTCCGCAAAGCCTTTCCCACTCTGGCACTTCCAGCACTGGACCACCTTGTCCTCGTAGTCCCGTGTTTTCTGCGGGGTGTATGTATGGCCGTTTTTCATGAACCGTGGGCGACCCTTGCCGACCGGGATACCGGGGACTGTGAATGTAACCTTCATCGCTTTTCTTCCTTTCCGTCAATGATGACGCTGACCACCCGGACACGGCCCAGAGGCTCCAGCAGCATGGCCACGGTTTCCTTGCAGGCCAGCAGGTCACCGTCCTCATGGATGTCAATGACCATTCTAACCACGGCGTTCCTCCTTCACAAACTCCGGGCAGGACCGGATGGCATAAGATGTCAGCACCCGCTTCTTCCGTCCCATCCCGGTGGATCGCTCCGTCCGGGTGGGCTTTGCCTTCCAGCCCGGAACTGGCTCAAAACGGGGCTTGTGGGTCACTGGATCAATACCGGACCAGGAACACCCGCCGCAGGCTTTTGCGCAGTCCCAGCAGAGCTGGTCCGGGGCGGTGCGGTAACAGCTCTCCAGCGTAAACGAAGCAGCCATTAAACACCTCGCATATCTGCCAGAGCGCACCATTCGGCATAGGTCATCCCCTGCTTCTTCGCTTCGGAGGGGGTAGGGATACCGGCCTCGTGCCAGCGCTCGTGCTGTTCGCCTGCCTTGGCGTAGAATTTTTCCAGATAGGCGTCGGACGGCTCCGGCATGGGGGTCTCCTTCGCCTTTGGCTTCTCCGGCTTTGGCAAGAGGGCCGCCAGCTCATACACATCCGGGTAAAACCGGTTTTCCCGTGCCCGGACAATGACCGCCTGTTTCACGTCCTCGTAGTCCCATGGGGCCAAAACCAGTGTCCATGCCTCTAAGTCTGCGGCGGTGCGGGACTGCTGCTTCGCGTTGGGGTAGATTGTTTCGATCAGGCTGAACAAGCGCCGGGTATCCTGTTTCTCCATGTTCTTCTCCTGTAAGACTTCCGTAGAAGTCCCTAATAGCTTCTTAATAGCTTCTTTTAGCTGCTGCAGCAGCTAAGAGAGATAAATATATATAATCTTTTCTTCTTAGGGGGGTGTGGGGGGACGTTCTTCTTTTCTCTGCGGCTGCCGCGGGCGTCGGTGATCGTGCTGCGGCTTGCTTGCATCCGCCCGTCATCACTCTTTAGACACACACGGAAACGTTGTTAAAAGGGAAGCTCCCCGTCATCCTGAATTTCTTCAAAGCCTCCGCTGCTGTTCATGGGCGGGGCGGCGGCGGTGCGGGCGTCGATGCGCTGAGCGCCGACAGATGCCCACTCCGCGATAAAGTCGATATAAGTCTTGCCCTCGTAGTCACGGGCTTCTACGCGGCCCACGGCGATGATGGGATCGCCCTTAAAGGCACTGGAGACCACCCGGCCCATGGAGCCGAAGCCCTTGACAGTCATCCAGACGGTGGTCCCGTCGGCCTTGCTGTAGGCCGGAACGGAGACGGAGCCGATGACGGTGCCGTTTTTGGAGGTGAAGATCTGGGCGTCCTTGGCGCAGCGGCCACAGATCAGGCCGGTTTTCTGCGGGACGCCCTCCCGATTGTAGTCCGGCAATCCGCTGATAAACATCAGGCATCCTCCTTCGGTTCCAGCGCGTCCAGCAGGGCGTCAAAGTCCTTGCTGAGGACCTTGCTGGCGCTGTCATAGCCGTGGTCCTTCAGAAGTGCCTTGGCCTCGCCCTTGGTGAGACCGTGGTTAGAGCAGACTTTATAGAAGAACTTGATCTGATTGGCGGTAATGGGGGCCTCCGGGTCCTTGCTCTTGAAATAAACCTCGCCGTCCTCGGTGTCGCTCTCAATGTCCTGCGTGAAGCTGTCCGACATACAGCCAAGGGACAGGGCGGCAGACACCAGCGCCCGCTTCTGGGCCATTTTGACGGCGCTGTTGGCCCCATCATAGGGGGACTGGGAGCCGGTGCGCCCCTCCCGGGTATTTCCGGAGCCGTAAGCCGAGGTGATGACGTATTCCGTGCCGTTGACGATCTTCACCAGGTCGCAGCGGACGAGGAAATAGAAGAAGCCGTGTTCCGTATCCTCAATGCGGCTCTCGATGGTGTAGCGCTGGCAGAGACCGTATGCCACGGCCACCTTTTCCGCACCGGACTTAAAGAGGGTGGGGGTCTTGCTCATGGCCTCGCCATTCTTCTTTCGGATCATGCCGAAGTCCACGCCCCGGCGGAGGGTGGCGGGAGCGCCGCCGCAGACGGCAATGGAATAGTTCCCGGTGCGGGGGATGGGGGCAACCGCCAGCGGGGCGGCATCGTAGTTGTAAAGGGTCAGTTCGTTCATGTGCGGTTCTTCCTTTCTGTGGCTTTATGGAGGGTGCGGCAGGCGTTTACCAAATTTGAATTTGGTTCTACATGGCGAAGCTCATAAGTGCCATCCTTAGAGAGTTTCAAGGCATAGAGCGATTGAATTTTCCCGTAACCGCAGCGCGGGTCCCACGAGAAAATCATCTTGTAGGCGGTGAGTTGGGCGGAGAGGGCGGCGTCATGGAGCTGGCCGGTCTTAATGTCCAGAATTGCGGGGGCATTATGGATGATGCCAAAGCGGTCCATGGTTCCGGCCATTTTCATATTCCAGTCCGCTATGGGACATTCAATCAGTTTCCATTCCGGTTTCCAGTCCTTGAGAAACCGGCGGTATGCTTTCAAATATCCAGCAATCTCCGGGGTCTCCTCCGGTTCCTCGCCGTAGTCGATGAGGGCGCAGGCTTCGTGTACAGCGGTTCCCCGGCGGGCGGCAGCCTCCGCCAGCCACGGACGGTCGGACTTGTAATCATAGGCGCAGAAGCGGGTGACTTCGGTTACGCTGGGAAGCTGGATGCCGTCAAGGGTGTAGGTGTGGGTGGCCTCGTCAAATGTCAGCATTGGGCCCCTCCGTATACAGGACCGGGATGCCAAGCGCATCGGCAAACAGGTCCATATTGGTATCGAGTTCGTTCAGCAGGTAATCTTTAAAGCAAAGCGGGCAGTACAGCTCGCCGTTCGGAAGCTGGAACATCCGGTCGCAGTCATCCTCTGCGGCGGGGTTCATCGGATGGTCGCAGTGGGCACAAATGGGATAGGTTTTTCTGGTCATAGTTGGGTCTCCCTCCAGACACGGACCGCGTGGGCGATGTCCGTATATTTTTTCGTGCGGTAGCCGCAGGAATCGCAGAGGACGAAAAACAGATCCTCTTTGCCGGGGGCTACCATCCGTTTCCCGCCATACATATGGCACCGGGGGCAGGGCGGTAATTCTGCCATCCGGCCGTGGCGCCTGCGCATCAGACCACGCCCAGCATGTGGGCCAGCACCATGAGCAGAAAGCCGAGGAAGCAGCCGAAGGAGATCCGGGCGGAGAAGTCGGCCCGGTCCCGGCGGCGCTCCTCCCGCGTGCGGCTATCTCTTTTCATGGCGGGGCCTCCTCTCAATCATGTCTACAATTTTGAAAGGCCACGCGGCGGCGGTGGCCGCGCCGATCAGAACGAAAACGAATGTTGTGGTATCCATAGTCAAACCTCCTCAAAGTGGTAGCACTGGCGCAGGCCGTTCTCAAAGGTGACCAGAAACCAGCGGTGCGGGATGTTGATGTAAGTGATGGTGCCGGTTTTCAGGCGGGGATGGTCATCCTCAATTTGAAACGGCCATGTTCCCCGTGTGCCCAGTGACGGGCGGTGGGGTGTTTCCGGGGCCTGACGGCTGCGGGTGATGCTGTTGTAGCTGCTCATTTTTTACCTCCACAGAGTTGCCGGGCGAAGGTGGCGGCGGAGATGTAGCCGCCCTTCTGCAAAGGGAAATGACGCTGAATGGTGCGCAGATCTTTCATGCCGGTGAATTTCCGAATGTCAGATAGGTTCAGAAGCTGTCGCCCGCCGGTAAAGGCGAGGATTTGTTCCAGATTGTCTCGATATGCGGGATGTTCCATAAGGGTCCTCCTTTTTGGGTATTGTCGTGATTGCTGATTGCAAGTTGGTGTGAATTGGTGTATGTTTGGGGGTAAGGGGGGGATATGCGGTGCAGAGGGAATTTGAAGAATACGCCAAAGCGTTGGCGGATGCTTCACGGAAACAGCAGCAGGCCGAGGAAGTGGCCGAGAAGAAAGCCGAAGAGGAACGTGAGCGCCGATTTCAGAAGAAGATTGCGATAGCACAGGTGCTTGTACCGCTTATAACGTTCATCCTTGGCGTCCTTGCGGAGCACTTTTCCGGCATTGCCGAGATCGTTTTGAGAATTTTGCATAAATAACACCTCAGGAGGGATTGAAATGAAAAAGATACTGAGCGGAATTTTAGATTTTACGGAATTTGTACCGCTGGGATGGGTTTTGACCTGCATTGACCTGGGGGTTGACTGGATCATAGAATTACCGGTTGAAGGTCTGTTGACCTTGGCAGCAGCAACATTTATCGCCGGAATACTTTCAACATTCGGGTCTTTTGTTGCGGCTGGCGGGAATTGGGGGAACTCCATGCCAACCGGGCAAGATTTGCCCATTGGAGAGCGGATCAGAAACCTTCTGATTATGCTGGCGGTGCTTGCGTTTATCACCTATGCAATTAGGCTTGCAATGCCATCGTAAAAAGACTTGCGCGGGCGTTCCTGTTTTGGTAAAATAAGTGCATCCCATTAGAAAGGGGGCGAGGCCTATCAAAGCGGCGCTTAAAGCGTTTGCCAAGGCAGGCTTTTTGCCTCCCACGCCAGAACACCACCAAACCAGGTGGCGGCCGGTAGGTGGGAAAACGGAGCTGCAACCGTAAGGATGGCGCGTCAAGATAGAAGCAAGGCCATTCTTTGTCTTAAATTAGGTCAAACCAGACGTAGTTAAGTGCATTGACGCTTCTGGGAAAGCGCAGGGAGAATTATTCGTGGAATGGCCGCGAATAATTTTTCCGGGAAATAGTTCGATTAAATCTTACTTTCTGGGTATAAAAATATTGTCCATGGGGACGCCGTAAAGATCGCAGAGGGAAAGCAGCTTGTCCGCCGGGGGAAATCGCTTGCCGATCTCCCAATTATAAATCGTGCGGCTGCTGACCCCAATGGATCTTGCGGCGTCTGCCTGCTTCATTCCACGGTTTACGCGGGCGGCGCGGAGGGTAACTTGAAAGCTCATAGCGCGAACTCCTTTCGTTCGATTTAATCTAACATTATAATACCACCGGCGAAAAGGGATGTCAAGCAAAAAGTTAGGTTAAAACGAAAAAAAGTTCTTGCAATTCGATTTAAAATGACTTACAATGGATTTAACAAAAAAGGGGGTGAAACCAATGGGGCAAGAAGAAATCTGTGCAGTTTTTGCGCGGAATCTAAATAAATTGATGGTCCGGGAAAACCTGAAGCAAAGCGATCTCGTATTAAAATTGAGCGTGTCGAAAGCGCAGGTATCAGATTGGTGCGCCGGGAAGAACATTCCCAGATCGAACTATCTGGCCGCGCTGGTAGACCTGTTCGGCTGTCAGCTTTCAGAACTCATGAGCGAAAAACAGCCCGCCCCCACGAATGGAGACGGGCTGACGGAAGATGATAAGCGGATCATTGAGCTTTTACATCAGCTGACGCCGGAGAACCGGGAGCGGGTGTTTGAGATAATAAAAGCTCTTGCATCGCAATAAGTACGGCGGCTTGATTCTCGGAAGGTAAGTTGCGGAAGGTTTCCAGAAATTCTAAATCTGTCATTGTGTCGCTCCTTTCGTTTTGAAACCCCGGCCCGCCGAAGCGGGACCGGGGAAAGGGGAGTGGGCCTATGAGAACAATAGACCCATCTGGAAGGAAAGTCCAATTCAAAGGGAGGATTTTCCTTGCAAAAAACTTGCAAGGAGGGGAAAACGGTGAACTTTTCGGAAAAAGCCCGCGCAATGCGCATGAAAAGCCCGCTGACGCTGCGGGAAATCGGGGAGCAGTGCAATGTATCAGAAAGCATGGTATCACGCTATATTTCCGGCGCGGCGAAACCACCGGACGATGTAGCCGAAAAGATTCTGGAAGTCCTGCGGAACAGCGAGCAAGACGATGACCGGGGCATTTACGCTGCACACATCGACGATTTGCGGCGGCTGATCCGCCAGCAGCAGAGGGAGAAGCGGGTATTGTTTGGGATTATCGTGTTTTTCATGGTTTTTACGCTGCTGCTCTATCTGGACGCTACTCACGGGAGTTGGGGCGTCATTCGATACATAAAATAAAAGCCGCCTGAGTGCTGGAACACTCAGACGGCAGATGATACCACCAATCGCAATCACGACAAAGCCAAAGGAGGATCAATCACAGTATAGCACGATCCCCCTGGCGATGCAACAGGAGGAAAGGAAAAAATGGCAAAGAAAAGCAAATACGGTGTCCGCAAGGACGGCCTGCACGAGGCGATCCGCACCATCAACGGCAAGCGGGTAGCCTTTCGGGGCAAGACTGACAGAGAAATCGACCGTAAAATCTTGGAATACCAGATGGAGGCGGAGAAGGGCCGGAATTTCCCGGTGATCGCGGATGAATGGGAGAGGGAGCACGAGAGCGACGTTTCCGAATCGACCCGGCGGGTATATAGCTACGCCGTGAAGCGGCTGAAAGAGGCGTTTCCGGGCAGGGCATCGGAGATCGAGCCGGTAGACGTGCGGAACTACATCAAGCGTTTTGAGGCCCAAGGGCGAAGCGCCAACAGCGTCGGCATTGAGCTGGCCGTCTGCCGGATGATCTTTGCCCATGCCGTTATCAAGGGCGATATTCGGATCAGTCCGGCGGCGGAGGTCAAGAAGAGCCGGGGCCTGCCCTGCAAAAAGCGGGAGGCGCTGACGGAAGAGCAGGAGGAGGCCGTGAAAGCGGCAGGGCTGACAAAGGCGGCCCGCTGGTGGCTGTTTGGCTATCTGCTGTTATACACCGGATGCCGCCGGGGTGAGGCGCTGGCACTGACGTACAAGGACATCGACCGCAAAGCCGGTGTGATCCACGTCAACAAAAAGGTCAGCTACGCCACCGGCAAGCCGGTGCTCGAAAATCACCTGAAGTCGGAGAACGGTCTGCGGGACATTCCCCTGCTGCCCCCTCTGGCGGACGCATTGCCGAAAAACCGGATCGGGCTGCTGTTCCCCGGTGACGATGGGGGCTATATGCGGCCCCACGAGATCACGCGGGAGTGGCGGCACTACTGCCGGGGCATTGGTCTAAATCAGATCCAGCAGGGCGAAAACGGCGAGACGTTGGAGACGTTCCCCATCACGCCGCACTGCTTCCGCCATAGCTTCGCGACAATCTGTTATGAGGCGGGGCTTGACCCCCGACAGGCGGCTGGACTGCTGGGCGATACGCCGGAGGTGGTGGAGGCGGTTTACACCCATCTCAGGCAAGACCGGAGGCAGACGGCAGCCGAAAAGCTGACGGCGTATTTCGAAGCTGTAAAGTAAAAACACTTTCGTGTGTATTTTTATGGAAGAAAATGGAAGAAAACTGTGAAGTTACTGTGAAGGTCGTGGCATGATTTATGCAACATCATGTGACACTATCGGGCAAAGCCTAAAGAAGCCGAAGACGTTGAAAATAAAGGCTTTGATGGTGCAAAGTGTCAACGAGTGGAATTTAGAGAAAATTGTGAAAATTTAATACTTTTGTAAGACTTTTTTTGGAAATGACAAGGGATTTATGGCTATACTGTGAAAGTACTGTGAAGCATGACAAAAAGGCATAAAAAAACAGCGGCTCGGATGGCTCCGGGCCGCTGTTTTTTTTCGGCTGTCATATGCTCAACATGGCGGCACCGTTAACGATGATCTGTGCCTCATCTGGGTGGGCATCATTCCAGGCATCCTTGAACGTCCACGCGTTGAAACGGAAATCCGGCAGGCTGGGAAAGGGGATCAGCTCGCCCAACTCGCCCAGCACGTTACACACGGCCAGCGCAGAAGCGCGGGAGATCGGAAGAAAATACAAGCGCTGGATCTCGCGCATGATGGCGTTGTGTGCGTCCTGTTCCGGGGTGGTGGGCATCAGCGGGGTCAGAAATGCAAGGGTGTCCGCCTCCGGCTCTGCATGTTTGCGCTCCACCTCCGCTACGATGTCGGCAGTGTTTCCACCCAGCATGTACAGGTAGCCACTCGCGGCGGCGCCATATTGGGCCTTGTAGCTGTCCATCAGATTAGCCATTGTTCCGGGCCTCCTCTCTGTGATCTCTCAAGTATTTTTCGGCCTGCTCCGCCATGTGGGAGCAGCGCCAGCCCTCCGGGGTGGTTAGCCCGCAGTTGCCGCAGTTACCGCAGCGGCGGTACTCGCCCAGGATTGCGGCGGCGTGGGCCGCGTCTCGGATATAGTAGTTTGCCATGGCGATCAGTCCTTTCTCCGGCGGTGGCCGGTCTGTAAGTTGATGGTAACATGGTCCGCGTGACTTGTCAACGCTCCCAGCTGCGCTTGTCGGTGTCCTGCATGGTCTCAATGCCGGGGCGCTGGTGCTTGAGTTCCGCGAACCGGGCGAAGGCCTTCCGGCGCTCCGTACCGAAATATTTCTCGTCCAAAACGCGCTCCGTGGTGCCGTCCTCGTAGGTGCGGACGATCCGCACAAAGTAGATCACCGGCTTGCCCCTGTAACCGGGGTCGCGGGTCAGCTCCAGCCGGTCACGGTAGGCGGCAGTGGCAAGGGCGGCGTATCGCTCCGCCAGGGCTGCGCGGTACTCGGTCAGCTGGTCGATCAGCTCGTTACACCGGGCAATCATCCGGGCGGCGCTGTCATCGTTGGCCTTGATGCGGTCGGCGGTCAGGACGTCGGGCCAAAGCAGATAGGCGGTCAGCCGTATTTCCGCTTCCCGGCTGGGGTTGCCGTAGCGCTGGAATAGTTCAAGATAGCTCATTGGGTAGCCTCCTGTTTTCGTTGTCGATGGCGGCCAAAGCGGCGGCCATGCCCTGTTCAAATATGCGGGTATTCTCTGCGCTGGACTTTGAAAGATCGTTGGAGTAGCTGCAGGCGGCCCAGAGCGGGCAGGCACACGCGCCGCGCCCGGGGTTGTAATGCTGGTTGCAAATGGCTTCGATGCGTTCACCGGTCTCAGCGGGGATGTAGAGCCATGACATTTTGTGATCCTTTCTGCCCTCGTTACCTCCGGGGCGGGCGGGGTGTCAAATAATGCGGTACGCGGTTCCGGCTGCTGGATTTGTTCTGACGGCTTCGGAAATAATTTCAATTTCTGTTTCACCCCATCCGCAGCGGCGGAGATCATCGGCCATACGGTCAATGCAAACCGGCCATGCAGCGATCTGGCGCAAATCTCCAAGGACTTCCGCATACTCTACATCATCGGAACACATCCAAATGAGCCTCGCCAATGTTTCAAGGTCGGCCCCCTCGTCAACCAGATAAAACAATTTTTCATACTGGGCAGATGATCCGCTCGTAAAATAGTGATTGCGGATGCACAAGCTACGGACTTCCTCGCAGGTCAAACGGTTAGAATAAATTTTCATGGTTCATTCTCCTTTCTGGTGGTGGCGCGCCCCGGTCAAGCCGGGAGCGCGTCGGAATTGGTGGAACGGGCAAAGGTGGTGCTGCCGTACTTGCTGCGGATCTCTGCCATGGTCTTTGTGCCCTTGTGCCAGCGCTGGCCCTCTTCGGCAAAGTGCCAACTCCATAGCTTCTTAGTGGAGGACCAGCGGCACCCGGCAGCCTTCAGGGCTTCCTTGTGCTCCTTGGTGTTGCCGCCGATCCAGAGCCAGCGGCCGCACAACTCAATTTCGAGGCCGTCCAGCTTCAGCAGGGCCGCGATGATAGCAATGAAATCGCCGGCGCTCTCGGTGGTGGCGTGGGTCCGTCCGGTGGTGTCCTCGGCGGCCTGCTCGTTCTGGCTGCGCTTCAGGACTTCAAACCGGGCGGAATACTCGGCGTTGATGGCCTGCATGGTGGCGGTGTCTCCGCCCATGTCGGGGTGGTTCTTCATGGCGGCGGCCTTGTAAGCCTTCTTCAGCTCGTCGAGGTTCTTGCAGTTAACGAAATAAGTAGTCATTTTGTGATCCTCCTAAAAATTTTTGTCGTGATTGCGGTTGGTGGGTTAGCGGGTGGGGCGAGAACCTTCGGCATCCTGCTCCCAGATCTCGACGGTGTAACCGCGTTGCTTGAGCTGTTGTGCGAGGGCCTGCGCTGCATCAATGGTGCTGCGGTAGCTGATGGCGGGGTTAGTCTTGCAATAGATAATCATGTATTTCATGGTGTTGTCCTTTCCGGCCTGTCGGCCTGTGGCGTTGTCGTGGTTGCTTTTGTTGGCCTAATCATACGTCATTTCCATGACGCTGTCAAGCAGGCAAAATTAACAATCATTGCCATGACTTTTTGTGCAATTTTGTCATGGACATGATTTGCGGCGATTTTGTATAATGTAGCACGAGGAAGGCGGTGAAATAATGGAGGAAAGAAAGCCAGATCGGCGGAATATATGGCAGAAAGAAAATCAAGAGCGCATCGTGGTAATGACGAGTAAGACAGAGCCACCAACTAAGGCCCAGATCAGAGCGGCAGCAGCAGCGGCAGGCCAGAGCGTCAACGCTTGGATTATTGAGGCCATCCGGGACAAGCTGTAACGAGCGACAGAGCGTCGAGGGATAACACCCCCGGCGCTTTTCTCTTTGTGGCGGGGCGGCAGCAGCGAGAGAGGGAGAGAGGGGGAAGGGGAGGGGGACTATAGGGGGAGAGAATAGGAGAGTGAGAGTGCAAGCGTCTAATACTTAGCACACCCCCCAAAGAGATATATATATTCTCTGGGTATAGATATATATACTTGCTTCTACTGGGAGAGTAACGAAAGAGGGAGACACGGCGAATAAAAAACGCGAGAGAGCGAGGAAACACAAGGGAACCGAAGCAAAACGGAGCATTTGCGAGGTATTCGGAGCTATTGCGAGTTTGGGCGGCGGCTGGGGATGGCTGGCCGATGATGGTTGCGGATGATGGGGCAATTCGGCGGGGGCGATTCGCTTTTCCGGTGAGATTTAAGGGGTCGTTAAATATTTTCGTTGCGGCTGCTTGGCTTCGGCTGCTGCTGTGTTGTTTCTGTGCAGTTTCTCTCCCGGTTCGGGCTATTCCGGTCACGGCTCCGGCTGGGAGGCTGATGCCATGAGACAGGGCCGGGGCTTCACCGGCTGGGGGTCAGGGGGCCAGAGGTAGAGCCGGGATGGTAGGGGGTTAGGGGGTAGCGGAAAAAGAGGGGGTGTCTCTTCCTCGTGGTATAGGGCTATATACACACATCCCCTCTCCCCTTTCCGAGAACCGGCGTGGCGGTGTCTGGGGCAGTGTTGGTGTGCCCTCTGGGGGGGTGGCGGAAAAAGGGGGCGGGGGATTTTATGTAGAACATTACGAAAATAACTGAAACCTATTGTATTCGCTTGATGAAATATGCTTGAATGAAGTTGGCGGAAGAGGTTTCCACCTGCCTCCTATGTCAGACGCCAGTTTTCACTTTCCTTTCCTGTTGCCCGGTGGGTCCGACCAGCCCACCGGAGCATGGTTTCGTAGCTCAGTCGGAAGAGCGAGCGGTTGTTAACCGCTGGGTCGCAGGTTCGATACCTGCCGAAACCGCCAGAATTTTTTGCGAGAGGGGGCCGGGGCATGGCCAAGACAGCATCGAACCACAGCAAGGCACACATGGACGATATGAACAAGAAGGCCGCCGCGGCCCACAAGAAGCAGACGATTGAGAGGATCAAGGCGTTTTTGGAGCAATCCGAGAATTACTTTGACGTGCAGGACCGGTTGGAGCAGGCATACAGCGAGGCGGGCCTTGCCAACGCCATGAGGTGGACGCTGGGCCGTTTGCAGCGGTACTACGATTACAACGGCGGTTGCGAGGACGAGGAGGTGGAGGCACAGGTGGAAGCCTTTGAAGCGGGAAATGAGGAGATCGACGATCCCCGCTGCGTGTTCAGCTACTATGTGCGGCTTGCGTATCAGCGCATTCAGGAGCAGATCGACACCAGTCCCATCTACCGGGAAAAGGGCATGGTGACGCGGGGCATTTTCCTGAACAAGCAGAAGCGTCTGGGCGGCTATCAGGACAAGCAGGAGACCCGACAGGACTTCAGCGTGAACGTGACCTTCGGGAACGGCGTGGACGCAAGCGACTACAAGTGAGGAGGCGGCAAGGTGAACGGCCTGATTTTGGTTTTATCCCTGATCTGCGGCGCGGCCAGTATAGGCGCTGCCGTATGCGCAGTGCTGATTTTGCGGCTGCTGCGAGAGATCAAAGCCCCCTCCCCCACCGAACCGGAGAAGCCGGAGGCTGAGGAACCTACGGACCGGCAGAAAAGCGTGGAACAGGGCATTGACAACCTGATGACCTACGACCTGAACACCATGAAAGCCAGCCTGAAGGGGCGGGAGGTGTGATATGGCGGTTACGGTACAGCAGATTTTCGACATCGCCATCCACCTGATGGATTCCCAGAACGAATCCACCGGCTCCACGGACACGGCGGACACCAAGGAATACCGGCTGCGGACCGTTTCTCTGCTGAACAGCGTTTTAGACCGGGCATTTCCGTACAGCGACAACTACCGGGACGCTTTGGAGGCGGCGGGCGGCAAGCGGCCTATCTGCCCCAAGGTGACGGAGATGGCGGACGAGGTGGCGCTGGATGAGCGGATCTGCACCGGGGCGCTGCCCTACGGGCTGGCAGGTCTGCTGCTGCTGGAAGAGGACCCCAGTAGAGCCAACTTTCTGTGGCAGACGTTTCTGGAACAGTTGGAACTGTGCCGCCAGAGCCTGCCCAGCGTGATCGGCGACGTGGAAAACCTCTACGGAGGCATTGAACACGGGGAGTTTGGAGCATGGTGGTAGATGGGACGTGGGTCTACCGCTGCCCTATCTGCGGGAAAGCGCTTCAGCATATCGAACCGGGCAGTGTGATCTACAACACGCCCATTTACTGCCGAAGATGCAAGGTGAGCCACTACCCCACCATTTTTGAGGGGCGGGAGCTGGATACAGACGTCCCCTTCCCTCTGAAAACCGAATAAAAACGAGAGCCCAACGAGGCCATGAGAGCGGCGAAAGCCGTTTCTTGTGGTCTCGTTTTTGTTTTGTCAGCAAAGCCAGACCAGGCTTTGGAAATACAAAAAACCGGCCAGACCAGGCCGGGGAAAGAGGCAAATATGTTCGAAAACACGAACCAGATCCCCGAACAGGAGCCCGAAACTACGGACGCCTTTTTGGATGGCTGGGACGGCGAAGCAGAAGCAGCGGCAGACCAGCCGGAAGTGGACGCAGAGCCGGTGGAGACTGGCGAGGAAACGCCTGCCGAGGACCCAAGTGAGAGCGTGGAGACGCCGGAAGAGGGCACCGATCTTCCCGCAGACGCGGAACAGGCAGCCCAGACGCAGCAGACCGAGACAGAGACCGTGGACGCACGGCCCCAGACATGGGAGCTACGGCACATGGGCGAGGTGCGGCAGGCCAACGAAGCGGAAATGGTGGCACTGGCCCAGAAGGGCATGGACTATGACCGAATCCGCAGCCAGTATGACGAGTTTAAGCCTGTGATGGAGATGGTCAACCGCTTTGCGAACCAGCAGGGGTTGAACACCAAGGACTACATTTCCATGCTCCGGACGCAGGCAAAGCAGGCCGAGGGCCTGAGTGAAGCGGACGCGCGGCGCTCCGTGGAGCTTGAGGACCGGGAGGCCGTTGTGGCCGTCGCAGAAGCAGAGCGGCAGGCCCAGCAGGACGCCATGGCGCAGGCCCAGCGGGCCGAGGCCGAGGCGGCAAGCCGCCGACAGGCGGACATTCAGGAATTTCAACAGACATTCCCCGAGGCAGCAAAGGACCCCAACAATATTCCCCCCCAAGTCTGGGCAGACGTGCGGAACGGATCTTCTCTGGTAGCCGCCTACGCCCGGTACGCCGTGCAGCAGGCGCGGCAGGACGCGGCAGACGCCAAGCGGGAGACCGCCTCTGTACAGCAGAACCAGCGGAACGCGGAGCGCTCCACCGGCAGCATGAGAAGCGCCGGTGATGGGCTGAAGTCTAAGGACCCGTTTCTGGAGGGCTGGGGGGACTAAGCCTTTGCATCGCCGGGGAGACCGACGAAAGAGAGGTTTTGAACCATGGCTATCAATTACGCCGTTAAATACGCAACCAAGATCGCGGAGGCTTTCTCTAAGCCTTCTATCACCGACGACGATGCCGGTAAGGCATACACCTGGACCGGCCCCAACAGCAAGACCATTGTCGTTGGCAGTGTGGACACCGTGCCGGAGACCGAGTACACCAACACCGGCGACAACCGATTCGGCACCACCTATGACCTGGGCGACACTCAGCAGGAGATGACCTGCGAGCAGAAGCCCGCCTTCTCCTTCACCATCGACGCGGTGGATCAGACGGATCAGGCCATTGAGAAGTCCGCTTCCCGCGCCCTGCGGCGTCAGCTGGAGCAGCGGACCACCCCCAACATGGACCGCCACCGCATCAAGAAGTGGGTGATGGGCGCTAATATCCAGCGTCAGGAGACAACCGCCCCCACCAAGAGCACCATCGGCGGCCTGATTATTGACCTGAACGCCGATATGACCAACGCCCTGGTGCCCATGGAGAACCGCACCCTGTACATTGCCACCAGCTATTACAAGCTGCTGAAGCAGGATCCCGCCTGGCTGGGCACCGAGAGCCTTGCCAAGGAGGCCCTGACCAGAGGCGTGGTGGGCCAGTACGACGGCTGCCGGGTGAAGAACATCCCCGACCGCTATATGCCCGCCGGCGTGTACTTCTTCATCAAGTGGAAGGGAAGCACCGTGGACCCCGTGAAGCTGGCGCAGTACGACATTTTGCCCAAGGTGAAGGGCTATTCTGGACCCGTGGTGCAGGGCGTGACCTACTATGACAGCTTCGTGCTGGGTGCCAAGGGCGACGGTGTTGCCGTGTGCGGCAACGCTGCCATTCTGGCCGCACCCGTGATGTCTATTACCGGCCATGCCGTCAGCATCACTGCCGTGTCCGGTGTGGTGTTCAAGTACACCACCGACGGCACCAACCCCCGGTACTCCAACACCGCCCAGATCTACACCGCTGCTGTGACCCTGACCGCCGGTCAGACCATGCGGGCTGTGGCCACCAAGGACGGCTGCGTGGGCATTGAGGGCACCAAGGATTACGAGTGATCTCATGGGAGGGGGCTGCGGCCCCTTCCCGCCTATATGGACGGAGCGGGTGCATGAACCCGGCCCGTCCGCCAGATATAAGGAGCGATTATGCCTCGATATAAACAGACAGCAGGCGGAACGGTACAAGTGGATTTGGGGACGCTGAACCCCAAACAGAAGCAGTTCTGCCAGTCCCGGAGCCGGTACACGGCTTACGGCGGTGCCAGAGGCGGCGGCAAGACACACGTTCTGCTGCGGAAGGCGGCAGGCGGCGCGCTCACCTACTCCGGCATCAAGATCCTGATCGTGCGCCGGGAGTACCCGGAATTGGAGCAGAACATCATTCTGCCCATGCAGAAGCTGATCCCGCCGGAGGTGGGCAGCTACAACGGCAGTATGCGCATGATGTTTTTCTGCAACGGCAGCATTATCAAGTTCGGCCACTACGGAGCGGGGGACGATCAGGAATATCAGGGACTTGAATTTGACTGGATCTTCATGGAGGAGGCCACCCAGTTCTCAGAATCCCAGTTCCGCACGCTGGGCGCGTGTTTGCGCGGCGCGACGAAGTTTCCCCGGCGGATGTACCTGACCTGCAACCCCGGCGGCATCGGCCACCTGTGGGTAAAGAGGCTGTTCGTGGATCGGGAATACCGGGAGGGGGAAAAGGCCAAGGATTACACCTTTATCCCCGCCACGGTGGACGATAACCCCCAGCTTTTGGAGGCGTCCCCGGAGTACAAGCAAATGCTGGACCTACTGCCGGAGGATGTGCGGCGGGCGTGGCGCTACGGCGATTGGAACGCCATGGCAGGCACGTTCTTCCCGGAGTTCCGGCGGGAGACCCATGTGATCACGCCCTTTGTGCGGGTGCCCCAGGAGTGGAAGAAATACCGGGCGTTCGATTATGGTCTTGATATGTTCGCCTGCCTTTGGGTGGCGGTGGACTTTGAGGGGCGGGCCTATGTGTACCGGGAGGTACAGCAAAGCGGCCTGATCGTCAGCGAGGCGGCAAAGCTGGCAATTGCCCTGACGCCGCCGGAGGAACACATTGAGTTCACCATTGCCCCGCCGGATATGTGGAACCGGCAGAAGGACAGCGGGCGGAGCATGGCAGAGATTTTTGCACAGAACGGATTAGGGCTGCTGAAAGCCAGCAATAACCGCGTTCAGGGCTGGATGGCCGTCAAGGAGCTGCTGAAGCCCATGAAGAGTGACACGGACCGGCCCGGACTACTGGTGACGGAAAACTGCGTGGGCCTGATCCGCAATCTGCCCTCCATCCAGCATGACGAGAAAAACCCGTCGGACTGCGCCACGGAGCCCCACGAGATCACCCATATCTGCGACGCTGCCCGGTATTTCTGCGTGACCCGCGTTTTGGGCGCTCAGAAAACCGTGGAGAAGATCGTGGACGATTTCGACGAGGGCGAGGACTACGATGACGTGATGACGGGCGGGGAAATGACCGCCGGTTATCTATCATACGGATAAAGGAGGCCCGGACGATGGCTCAAATCACATCCAGCAACGATATTCAGGTGTTGAAGATTCGCCAGTTTCTGGGCCTGAACGAGAACCCGGACGGGGATACCAAGATCAAGAACGGCGAAATGAGCAAGATGCGGAACTTCCGCGTGACGCGGGAGAAGCACTTGCAGCTCCGCCCCGGCACCAAGACAGTCCTGAACCTGAAAACGGCATGGGATGCATGGTGCGCGGAGAGCGGCCACACGGCCCCCACAGAGAGCCCTGTTTTCTCCGGGGCGTGGGAGGGCGTGGTAGACAGCAAGCAGCGGACCCTTGCCGCCTTCGGCGGGCTGATCTTCTCTCTGGACCCGGCGGCGCTTACCGTCAAAGTGGTAGGCCAGTGCACACAGGACCAGACCTCGTTCTTTGGCTTTTCCAACAAGGTCTATCTGCTGAACGGCCATGAGTACATGAGCTGGGACGGCAAGGAGGACAGCAGCTTTGCGGCGGTGGAGGGCTATATCCCCACAGTGATGAACGCCACCACGCCTGCGGGCGGCGGGTTTCTGCTGGAAAACGTAAACCGGCTGACGGGCAAGCGAAAGGTGCTATATTCCCCGGACGGCAAGGAGACGGTTTTCCACATCCCGGAAAAGACAGTGGATGAGATCATCTCCGTGAAGATTGGAGACACGGCACAGACTTACACCTCTGACCTGAAGGCACGGACCTTCACCATTACCCCCGCCCCAGCCGCCGGGACCAACACACTGGAGCTGGTCTACCGCAGCGGCAACGGAGAACGGGCGCAGGTGACTGGGATGCGCTTCTCCGAGCTTTACAACGGCCAGACGGACAGCCGCGTGTTTCTCTACGGAGACGGCACTAACAAGACCATTTACTCCGGGATTGATTCCACCACGGGTAAGCCATCGGCGGAATACTTCCCGGATCTGTACGAGGCAGAGGTGGGCGAGGCCAACACGCCCATCACCGGCATGGTGCGCCATTACGCACGGCTGGTGGTATTCAAACAGGACGCCACCTACTCCATGAGCTATTCCACACTGGTAACGGCTACGGATGTTACCACGGCGGCGTTCTACGTGACCCCTGTCAACCGGCAGTTCGGCAACAAGGCTCCGGGACAGGTGGACATTCTGGAGAACAACCCACTGACGCTGGACGATCAGGCGGTGTATCGGTGGCGGAGCGTATCTACCGGCGGCAATATCACCTTTGACGAGCGGAACGCGGAACGGATCAGCAACCGGGTAGAGGTGACGCTGCAAGGCTTTGACATGGCAGAAACCCGGACCTTCAACCGAAAATCGGCGCAGGAATACTGGTGGATGTACGGAGACAAGGCGCTGATCCTGAACTACGGCGCGGACGCATGGTATCTCTATACCGGACTGAGCTTCCGGGCCATGGTGGAGGTTGGGCTGGAGACCTACGGCTTCCGGCCCGACGGCGGCGTGGTGCATCTTTCCCGGCAGTACCGGAACGATGACGGCAAGGACATTGACGCCTACGCAGCTACCGGCTCCATGGATTTTGACCGGGACTGGGTGCTAAAGTACAGCCCGCTTATTTTCGTGGCAATCCAGCCGGAGAGCAACGCCCGTGTGCATGTGACGGTGGAGACCAACCGCCGCAGCGACTACCCGGAGAAAACCGTATCCTCCGGCCTGACCACCTTTGCCCATGCGGATTTCGCCCACTGGTCTTTCGGCACCAACCGAAAGCCGCAGGTACGGCGGGTGAAGATGAAGGTGAAGAAGGCCACCTTCTACAAGCTGGTATTCAAGAGCAAATCGGCATCGTCTACCGCAACGGTTCTGGAGACGGATGTGCAGCTCCGCTATACCGGGAATGTGAAATAAAGGGGTGAACCCATGAGCAAACAGACGATGACCCCGGAGCGGGTCGGTAAGGAATACAGCGCGGGGATCAGCTTCAACAGCGGCATTGACCTCTATGACTGCGTGGAGACCAACGAAAATTTCTTCATCGGGAAGCAGTGGGAGGGTGTGCAGAGCAACGGACTCCCAACCCCCGTATTTAACTTCTTGAAGCGGGTGGTACTGTTCTCCGTGGCGAATATCTCCACGGATAATCTGAAACTGTGGGCGCGGGCCATGTCCTCCAGCGGGGAGCGGAATACGCAGACCTTGGAGCTGGTGGCGGATATTCTCAACGATCAGTTCGCGTCCATCTTTGAGCACAACAGCATCGGCGGGCGCATCCGGGAGTTTACCAGAAACGCCGCCGTGGACGGTGACGGCTGTATGTATACCTATTGGGACGATACGGCGGAGACCGGACAGGCCAGCAAGGGGGCCATCCGCACGGAGGTCCTGATGAATACGCAGGTCCTGTTCGGCAATCCCAATAACCGGGACGTACAGAGCCAGCCCTACATCATTCTGGAGCGGCGGATGCTGCTGAGTGAAGCCCGGAAGCGGGCCAAGCGGTACGGCAAAGACCCGGACGAGATCCAGCCGGACAACAAGGACTGCGGAAACAACTATATGGATTCCATGAGCGGCAGCGGGAACAAGGTGACGGTGCTGCTCCGGCTGTGGAAGGATGACGAGACAGGCACTGTCCATGCCTACGAGTGCACCCGGCAGGCAGAGATCCGGGGCAATCTGGACCTCGGTATCAAGCTGTATCCCCTGACGTGGATGAACTGGGACTATGTGCAGGACTGCTATCACGGACAGGCCATGATCACCGGCCTGCTCCCGAACCAGATCTTTGTAAACAAGCTGTTCGCCATGTCCATGATCTCCCTTATGACGCTGGCCTATCCGAAGGTGGTATATGATTCCACCAAGGTAGCCAAGTGGACGAACAAGATCGGCGGGGCTATCCCGGTGAACGGCAGTGTGGAGGGCGTGGCGAAGATCATTGACCCAGCCAGCATCTCCCCTCAGATCAGCCAGTTTATCGACATTGCCATCAGCTACACGCAGAAGTTCCTCGGCGCATCGGACGTGGCGCTGGGCGATACCCGCCCGGACAACACCTCCGCCATCATCGCCTTGCAACGGGCGGCGGCAACCCCCATGGAGCTGACGAAGCAGAACCTTTTGCAGAGCATTGAGGATCTGGGCCGCATCTACATGGAGTTCATGGGCGAATACTACGGAGAACGGTATGTGGAGATCTCCAACCCCTATGACAACAGCAAATTGGTGGTCCCCTTTGACTTCTCCATCCTGAAGGAGATCCCCTTTACCATCGGACTGGACGCGGGCGCGGCTTCCTATTGGAGCGAGATCGCGGCCATGCAGACGCTGGACAACCTTCTGATGCAGGGTAAGATCTCCACGGTGGAGTATCTGAAGCGTCTGCCCGCCGGACAGATCACCGACAAGGAGGCGCTGATCCAGACCCTCCAGCAGCAGGAGCTTGCCATGATGGGCGGCGGTCAGCCGGAAGCAGAGGGCGAACAGCCTGTTGCTCAGGAAGAAAACGTCCCCATTCGGGGCGGGGCCGGATACGGCCAGTTACAGCGGAAAATCAACGAGACAGGCGAAGTGCCAAAAACGGAGGTAGGTGCTTAAATGGAGAAGCGATTGACAGCGGACCTGAACGTGGTAGCTAACTCCAATCTGGAGATCCAGCTGCTGGACGGCGATCTGAATATCATTCAGAAGCTGGATGACGAGCCGAACGACGTAGGCGGTCTGACCAGTGCGGAGCTAAAAGCCAAGTTCGACGAATCCGGCAACATTATCAAAAAGTACATCAATGAGACCCTGATCCCGGCAGTGCTGACGGATGACGCCACGGAAGAAAGCCGCAAGCAGGCGGAAGCGGCGCGTGTCGCGGCAGAGCAGGGGCGCGTGACCGCCGAGGAAGGCCGGGTATCTGCGGAAACAGCACGGGCAGCGGCGGAGCAAGCCCGGTCCGAGGCCGAAGCCTCCCGCGTGTCCGCCGAAAACGCGAGAGCGGCGGCGGAGACGGCCAGAGCCGACGAAACCGCCGGGATCGTAGCCCGGGCAACCGAACATGCCAACGCGGCGGCGGGCAGCGCGTCCCAAGCCGCAGGCAGTGAGCAGAGCGCCAAGGATGCGGCGGGTACGGCCACCGGCGCGGCAATCTCCGCCAGCCAGTCGGAAACGGCGGCATCCGGCTCCGCGTCTCAGGCCAGCGCGGCAGCGGCGGCGGCGGCTGGAAGCGCCGCAGGCGCAGAGACTGCCAGCAAAACCGCTCAAAGCTGGGCCGTAGGCGGAACCGGCACCAGACCCGGGGAGGACACGGACAACGCCAAGTATTGGGCAGAGAAGGCACAGGCAGTTGTGGGCGGTGACTTCGCTACCAAGGTGGAGGCGCAGGGCTATGTAACGGCGCATAATGAGAGCAACGTCGCCCACTCGGATATCCGAAAGGCGCTGGAAGGCAAGGCGGCGGCCACACACGCCAGCCAGCACGGGAAGGATGGGGCGGATCCCATTACCCCTGCGGCCATCGGCGCTGCATCGCTGGGCGCGGACGGCAAGGTGCCAGCAAGCCAGCTGCCGGAAATTTCCTCCGTCAAGACCTACACCGCCACTATCGGGACTACGTGGGCGGAGGATGAAAACACCGGCGTTAAGACGCAGAGCGTTGCCATCGCCGGGGTGACGGCCCAGAACACGGCACTGGTGGACCACGCTTATACGGGGGCGGGGACTTCTGACGATTACGCGGCCTTTGTGGAGGCGGAGAACCAGTACCTCAACTGCATCACCAACGGCTACGCCGAGACCTATGACGGCGGCATCAAGTTTACCATCTTCGGGGATGCCAACACGGTTGCGATCCCCATTGTTGCGGAGGTGAGCTGATGGGACGTGTGATTTTGAGCGGGGCGAGCAAGGGTATGACGGTGCCGGTTTCGTACAAAGCGAATTTTTCGGATAATACGTGGGCGCAGATCATTGATGCCTGCCATAAAAACCAAGTGCCGGATACTTGGGCGGTTGAAAACCAGAAAACCATGACCATCAATGGTGTGAATTATGCTATCGACATTATCGGCAAAAACCATGACGATTATGCGGACGGTTCCGGTAAGGCTCCGCTGACCTTCCAGCTGCATGACTGCTACGGCGAGACCAAGAACATGAACAGCTCCAACACCAACAGCGGCGGCTGGACGAGCTGCGCCATGCGAAGCACACACCTGCCTGCCATCCTGAGCCAGATGCCGACGGAGGTACAGAACGGCATCCGCGAGGTGAATAAGCTGACCTCGGCGGGCAGTCAGAGTGCCACCATCAACACCACGGCGGACAAGCTGTTTCTGCTGAGCGAGATCGAGATTTTCGGCAGCGTCCACTATTCCAAGAGCGGCGAGGGTACGCAGTACGACTACTACAAGGCGGGCAACAGCAAGGTGAAGAAGCTCAACGGCAGCGCGTACTACTGGTGGGGGCGCTCTCCGAAGGGCAGCAACTCCGCGTATTTCTGCATTGTCGGCAGCGGCGGCAGCGCCGACTACTACGTCGCGAGCATTGCGGATGGCGTGGCCTTCGGCTTCTGCTTCTAAGGGGGTGGCCTAATGGGACATTGCTTGATAATGCGGAAGGGCGAGGTGCATACGGCACCGGTGACGGGGGTGCTGGCTTCCAGCCTTGCGGTGGGTTCCGCCGTGAAGCTGATGGAGGGCGGCACGGCGGTGGAATATCTGGTGGTCAATCAGGGCATCCCGGAAAACAGCAGTCTGTATGACGCAAGCTGTGACGGAACGTGGCTGTTGATGAAAGACATCTACGAGAACAGACAATGGAACAGTTCGAATGTGAACAATCTGGAGAACAGTACCATCCACAGCTATCTGAATGGAACGTTCCTCAACCTGTTTGAGAGCAACATCAGGGACGCAATCAAGCAGGTAAAGCTCCCGTATCGCAAGAACGGTGGTTCCGGCGGCTCGGATCAGAGCGGTGCTAACGGCCTGCTCTGCAAGATTTTCCTGCTGTCTGGCTACGAAGTAGGCTGGACGACCAGCGACTACAGCTACTTCCCGGTGGATGGCGCGAAGCTGTCCTACTTTGAGTCTGGGACCGGCACGTCCGCCAACAACAAGCGTATTGCGAACCTGAACAGCTCGGCCGCCGACTGGTGGCTCCGCTCCCCGGACACCAACTACACCAACCTCGTGTGTGGCGTCAGCTCCAATGGCAGCTACAACGGCAGCAGCGCATTCAACTTGGGCGGCGTTCGCCCCGCTTTGGTTCTCCCTGGCAATGCGCTATTTGACGGGAAAACCAAGCTGCTGATGGGCGTGAAGTAACGGAGGAAAGCCGGAGGTTTAATCCTCCGGCAGATCCCACAGATACAAATGAAACCGGCTGAGTAAGCCGTAAAAATTGAAAGGAGAAACACTATGGAAAAGAAGTTTGCCGAGATCATCAACGAGGGCAAGAAGAACGGCGAGAGCATCGAGGTTATCAACACCAAGCTGAAGGAGGCCGGTGCCAACTTCCATTTAACCCCCGACGGTGGTATCGCCGGTTGGTCTGAGAAAGAAATGGCTGAGGGCTTCATCCCCGCAGAGACCGAGCCGGAGGACGTGAAGCATCTCCGTGACATCATGCGGTACAAGCCGGAGCTGGCGGGCCAGACCATGACCGTGACCGTTGCCGAGGGCCGCTATGAGGTGACCTACAACGCCAACGGAAACCCGGTAAAGGCCGTGCGGGTGAACCACTGAAGCACTGTGCAGGGAGGGCAAAAGCTATGAACGCAGTACATATTAAAAATCTGATTCTGGCGGCGCTGGCAACAACCGGCTCTGTCATCGCACAGGCTTTGGGCGGCTTGGATATGGCGCTGAAAGTGCTGATCTGCTTTATGATGCTGGATTACGCCACCGGCTGGCTGGTGGCAGCGATCTGGCACAAGTCCGGGAAGAGCAGCACCGGGGCACTGAGTTCCGATGCAGGCTTCAAGGGTCTTGCGAAGAAGTGCGTAGAACTGGCGCTTGTCTGGATGGGGGCGCTGTTAGACCAAGCTACATCCAGCGACTTTGTGAGAGACGCGGTTTGTATGTTCTTCATCGCCAATGAGGGATTGAGTATTTTAGAGAACACGGCCATTATGGGCGTTCCCTACCCGGCCTTTGTGAAGAATATGCTGGACGCCATCCGGCAGGCCAGCGACGAGGGCAAGCAGGAGGCCGGGACATGATGACGAGAGCGGGCACAGTCCCGCTCTCCGACCTCCAATTTTTGGAAATCTATTTCAATCGGCGGCGTCTCCGCTCCACCACGGCCAACCTGAAGAAGATGCTGGCGGAGGCGGGCGGGGACGCTATCTGCAATGGCTCCATCTTCCTGCGGAACCAGCAGCCCGCCTGTCATTTAAAGGCAGACGGTAAGGTTTACAAGGCCCCCAATTACCGGGCATGGGCCATCAGCTGGGACACCCCGGCAGACTTCGGCGTGAAAACCGTGCCCAACAAGGACCGGAATTACATGGAGTGCGTTCACCTTATTATCGATGGGAAGAAAATATACCCTGTCACCTGCGGAGCGGATATGCGTTACCGTGCGCCACGGACGGCCATCGGCACCAAGAACGGGCGGTTCGCCTACTATGTGAGCCGCGACCGGCGGACACCGGAACAGCTCCGGGATCTGCTGGCCGCGTCCGGCTGGGACAACGCCATTATGATGGACGGCGGCGGGAGCACCTGCTTCATGGATCCGACGGGCAAGGGCTTTACCGGGGACGGGCGGGTGATCCCGTTCTTTCTTGTATGGAAAAAGAAAAGCGGGGACGCATTTGAGCCGGAAGGAGAGAAACCCATGGTAGAGATCAACGCCTATTCCAAGGCGAAGGACGGCAACAAGAAGCTGTCCACCCATTTTAAAGTGAAAGAATTTGCCTGCCACGACGGCTCCGATGCCGTGCTGGTAGCGCCCCGGCTGGTGATGGTTTTGCAGAGCATCCGCAGTCACTTCGGCACGGCTGTGACCATCAACAGCGGCTACCGGACACCCCAATACAACGCCAAGGTCGGCGGTGTGACGGACAGCCAGCATTGCTACGGCACGGCGGCGGACATCACCGTGAAAGGGCAGACCCCGGCGGCGGTGGCGGCGTACGCAAGAGAACTCATGCCGGACTGGGGCGGCGTTGGCGTATACAGTCAGAAGGGCTTTACCCACATTGATGTGAGAGAGGTCAAATCTGACTGGAACGGATAAGGAGGGCCATGTATGGCAGGCTACTACGATAAAAACAAAGACTACTCCAAGGAGCTTCAGCGGACGGACCTGTCTGCCTCCGAGCGGGACCGGCTGACCCAGGAGCGGCAGAATAAGATCGACGATAAGTACGGCGGCAGGGAGCCCAACATGATCGGCTCCGACAAGACGTATTCTCAGACCTACGGCGGGTCCAGCAACCGGGGGAACAGCGGCAGTTCCGGCGGCAGCTCTCAGGGGACCTTCGGCGGGGTTTCTTATACCCGCAATGACAATGGCGGCGGCATCTATGGGATGCCCTCCAGCAACTCCGAAGTGAAGAACTACAAGCAGGGCGGCGTGACCTATCAGGTGGGCGCGGACATGAGCCGCCGTCAGGATCTGGCGGGCCGCGCACAGATCTCCAACGGCTACACCGTGTTCTATGACGATGACGGCTACGCCTACAAGGCTGTGAAGGGCGTGTCGGATTACACCCCCCATCAGGACATCAACGCCGGGAACGGCAGCTATGGAAAGAGCGGTGCGTGGACGGACAACGAAATGATGTCCGCACTGGACCGCTCCAAGATCACGGACATCCGCAACCGGCTACAGCGGGGCGAGATCACCGGCGATCAGGCCAACGCCGCCGCAAACGCCATCCGTGCCGGGTACGGCTACACCATCGACAAGAACGGCTATGTGACGGACAGCGGCGCGCTGTCTGCCGCGAACGATCTGCGGCGGCGGCTGGGGCTTTCCACCGGCCCAGAGAGTGCAGAGCTTGACTATTACCGGTATCTCATGGGGACGGACACCTCCCCCTCCGCACAAGCCAACGGAAAGGTGCAGTCCTTCGGGGACTATCTGGCGGCAAATGGCGGCGTACAGGCCGGAACCTCCGGCTATGGCACACCGGCGTACAGACAGCAGCGGGTCACGGACATCAATGCAGGGAGCGTGCCGACGCAGAACTCCGGCGCCGCGCAGACCGGCGTGAGTTTTGACATTGGGGACGGCAGCGACTACTTAAAAGAGCTGTACGCCAAGAAGGTGGCGGCAGAGCTGGCGGCGCTGAAATCCGCTTACGAGCAGAACACCGCCACGCTGGATGCCAGCCGCGCACAGATCGCGCCGGTGTATGACATTGCCCGGAACAGCGCGGCCAACCAGAACGCCCTGAGCCGTGGCGCGTTTCAGGAGATGGCGGTGGCAAACGGCCTGAACACCGGCACCACCGGACAGGCTGCGCTGGCACAGGACGTTGTGCTCCAGCAGAACCTCTCCCAGATCGACCGGGAGCAGGCGGAAAAGACGGCGGCCATCGACCTCCAGCGGAGCCAGCTTGACACGGAGTACCGAAACGCCATTGCCAAGGCAGAGGCCACGGGAGACGCGGAGCTGGCAAATGCCCTGTATGAGGAATACGTCCGTCAGCAGAACCTGTATGCCAAGTACGGCGCGCAGACCGGCGGTTCCGGCTCCGGTTCCTCCGGCGGCAGTGCCGTGGTAAAACCCAATCTGACCGCCAGTCAGGTACAGTCCGCGCTGAAAAACGGCATCGTGACAGATGACGTGATCTCCGCCTTCGATTACTATTACGGGCAGGGGGCCTACGATTCTCTGTACGGCACCGGCAAGCTGACCTCCGGCGGGTCCTCCAGCGGCGCCACCTCCGGGGCCAAGAAGGGCAGCTATTCCAATGGCAAGCTCACCAACGAGCAGGTGAAGCAGCTCCAGAGATACTACGGCGTGTCTCAGGACGGCAAGTGGGGCAAGAACTCCAAGAAGGCCGCAGGCGGCCTGACGGCTGATCAGGCGTGGGCGAAGTATCAGGGGAGCAGCGGAAGCAGCACCGGCAGTATGACGCAGGGCGCTTTCATAGCGTCGGCCACCAGCCTGAACACGGATTTGAGTAACGGCAATGTGGACCGGGCATACAACTGGCTTACCAAGAACTATGGAAAGCTCTCCGCCAGCCAGAAGCAGGAGGTCCAAAACCTGCTGGCACAGTACGGGATTTCTTACTGAGAGGTGCACCAGTATGGCAAAAACACTAAGCGGATTTAAGGTAATTGGCGATACCTCCAAAATCGGAGCAGGCAGCAAAAAAGGAAGCGCGGGGCAGACAAGCACCACGCCTTCTTCCAATGAGAGCAGCCGGACGCTTGGGGGCTTCAAGATCATTGGCGACACCTCGAAAATCGGGGCAAAGGCCGCCGCAAAGACCACACAGCAGACCGGCGCACAGAGCGTCACACTTCCCCAAAGCACTACCCGCTACCCGCAGCCCATGGACAATGTAGGGAGGCAAACAGGGACCAACAGCCGCTTGCTTGCAAACACGCAGCAAAGCGGGACACTCATTCCATCCCTTGATAACGGGCGTGTGGGGAAGGTCCTTTCCGGCGCAGCGAAGTCCGCCGGCTCCGCCTACGCAAATCTGGGCGGCGTGCTGGCGGAGGGGGCCGGGAAGCTGAATACCCGGATCGCCAACCAGAACGCCGGGGCTTTCCTGCAAAGCGACCATGACGCGGTGAAGCGGTATGAAAAGATGCTCCGGGACGTGAAGTGGGCCAACGGCAAGGCCATGACGGCGGCGGACGTGAAGCAAGTGCAGAGCTACCTTGCCAGCGCCAAACGCCGCATCGCAGCCCACGAGGGCTACATCAAGGCGGTGGAGCAGTCCGACAAGGCCGTGGCGGACAAGGCGTACCAGAAGGCCGACCGACTGTCTCAAAGTTCCGCTGCGGACGTGGCACAGGCCAAGGAAGGTCTGGGGCCGGTGGGGCAGTTCGCCGTGGATCTGGGCGTTCAGGGTGTACAGATAGCGGGGGACGTGGCAGCCAGCGCCGTGATCCCCGGTGCCGGTCTTGCCCTGATGACGGCCCGGTCTGCCGGAAGCGGAGCCCAACAGGCCAGACAGTCCGGGGCCAGCTATGACCAGCAGCTTGCTTACGGACTGGGGAGCGGCGCTCTGAGCCTTGCCACGGAGAAGATCAGCAACGTGGCAGGCCCCTTCAAGAAGGCGTTCGGCGCGGGTCTTGCCGATAAGGCGGCTGGCAAATTGATCGCAAAATTTGGAGAGAGTACAGCCGCTCAGATTATGAGCAGTTTAGCCAAGCGGCCAGCGGGTAAATTGGCCCTCTCCATGATCTCCGAGGGCGGCGAAGAATTTCTGGAAGATGTTGTCCAACCCATTTTGCAGCGGGCTACGTATGACCCCTCCGCCAAGTTTGATTGGGGCGAGGCGCTGTATGACGCGGCGGTGGGTGCGGCCATGGGCGGCATCGGCGGAGCGTTGGATGTTGTGCGTGGGCGCTCCAATGCCCCCACGCCCCCGCAGGAAGCCGCAGGAGCGCAAACAGACGTTCGGGAGGGTAGTTATGCCCCCGTGGAGCAGGTGAGCGCAGAGGGCGCGCAAAACGCCGCCTCCGGTGTGGAGACGGCGGAGAATATTCGGGTGGGTCAGGCAACTACCATCAAGAAGCCTTACAAGGGCGAAGTGCCCGCCCAGACCCAGCGGCAGAACACAGCGCCGGTGCAGGTGAGTAGCGAAGCCCTGACCCGAGCGCAGAACAGCATTGCCGGGGCGCGGGGGCTGGAATCTTCCCTTCCGGGACAGAGTTTTAAGAGTACGCTGAAGAATGTCTACAAGAGCATCTTCAAACCCGCAAAGGGCGTTCCGGTGGAGGGTGCAGTCTTTCAGGGGAAGCCCTATACGGTGGACATTGGCAATAAGGTTCTCGGCAAGGTCATCAGCGATGGCAGCCTCACGGCAGAGAAGCTATCTTTGCTATCTAACTTGCCTGATGTTGTACGGAACGGAACTTATGTTGGGAGCGGAGAATATACACAGCACAGTGGGAAAGATCGACCTGTTGTGCGTTACGATTATTTTGAAACCCCCGTTTCTATTGGCGGCGAATCTTTTGTGGCAAAGTTTGACGTGGAAGTTTACCCGTTCAACAATAATTACCGGACACATCAGGTTATAAAAATGGACCTGACCCCCGCAGAGGGTAGCTTGGTAGGTCCGAAACCTACGGCATCCTCTGCGGTGTCAAGCCCTGTTGAGGGTACGCGTCCCCTCAATGCTAATGATAGCATAGCACAGGGGGCGGAAAATGTCAAGAACGGTGAAAGCCGGGACATTCTCTCCGAGGTTCTGTTTGGGAAGAAGCGGGCGGACCTGAATACCATGACGGAGGCCCAGCAGGACGCCATTTTCCGGGCCAACGAGGAGGGCACTGTGGGCATGGACGCCACTGGAAAGGTGTTCCAGATCGACCCGGAGCAGCACATCGACCGGCGCCGCATGGAGACGGTGGGCAGCAGAGACGTAAACGCCTTCCAGTTCGACCACCCGGAGCTGCATCACTATTATCAGGAAGCGGCCAACGCCCTGATCGCGGATGCAGACCTCTCCCTCCAGCAGCCCATGAGCCGCCGCTATGAGCGGACCATGGAGGGCAATGCCGTCCAACAGGCGGCGCAGACCTCGCCCCACCTGCGACAGGCCATGGATGAAACCGGGCTTTCCCGTGACGCCATTATCGATGCAGCCCAGCGGATCATCACCAATCAAGGGCAGGAAAATGTGGCGGCGGCCAAGCGGGTAGAGCTGATTCTGGACGATATGCTCTCCCACGGCTATACCACCATGACCGGCGAACAAGTGGGACCCAACAGCGGGTATCTCACCGCCAAGCAGAGCATTTTGGGCGCGGGCGAGCAGGCGCGGGGCCGCGGTTTGGACGATGTGGATGCTTTCGACACGCCGGGTGACGCCGTGGCGGGTGCGGTGAACACGCCCTTTGATACCATGCAGGCCAAGAGTGAGGACTTTTACCCGGTCAACCCCAACAGCGCCCAGCGCATCCAAGCAGAACAGAGGCGGGCACCCTCCGAGGTCCCCGTTGTGAACCCTGACACCGGGCGGAATGTGGAGAAAACGGTCTCCACCATTCTCAATAGCCCCCTCACCTCCCCGGAGATGGCAACCGTGTATGAAAACGCCATTGCAGGCGGCGCGTTCGACTATGACGTGGTGACGGACCGGAGCGCCGTGCAGCAGGCGCAGGCCAAGATCGCGCGGGACGGCTGGCGCGAGGTAGCGAACAGCTTCATTGCCAAGGCGGAGCTGGGACAGCGGATCACCAAGGCGGACACCGCCGAGGCTATCAGCGCCTACAACCTTGCCATTTCCGAAGGAGACCACAAGGCCGCCTTTGAGCTGGCAACGGCCATTGCGGACGCGGCTCACGACAGCGCACAGATGGTGCAGGCCATGAACCTGATGAACCGGTTGACGCCGGAGGGCCGTCTGCTGACGCTGCGGCGGCTGGTAGACAAAATGAATGACCGGGCGGCACGGCAGAACCGGGCACCCCGGCAGAACACCGCCGACAGCGGAGACGTGGAAGGCGCACGGGTGGACTACATCGACAAGGTGACGGGTTTCACCCTTTCTGACGAGCTGGCCACCAACTACCTGATGGCAGAGACGGACGCGGAGCGGGCGGCGGCGTGGGACGCCATCACAACGTCCATTGCAGACCAGATACCCAGCACCTTTATGGAAAAGGCCAATTTCTGGCGGTACACCTCCATGCTGACCAACCCCACCACCCACATCCGCAACATCATGGGCAATGCCATTCAGATGGGTGCGCGGAAGATCAAGGACGGCATCGGAACAGCAATCGAGCGGGCGGTCATCAAGGACCCCTCTCAGCGGACGAAAGCCGTAAATGTTGACAAGGATCTGAAAGCCTTTGCCAAGGGCCAGTACGACACGGACCAGAGCGCCGCCATGGGCAGCGGGAAGTATTCTGACGCCACGGCAGCAGGCATTGAGCGTGAGATCCAGAGCAAGCGAAAAATGTTCAAGGGGGAGGACGTTCTTTCCCGTGCCGTGCAGGGCATCGGAGACCTGAACAGCCGCGCCCTTGATTATGAGGACGTGATCTTCAACCGTGCGGCTTATGTAGACAGCTTCGCCCAAGCACTGCAAGCCAAGGGCGTGACAGCGGCAGAGGCCCACGCAGGCACCAGAGCCGCAGACGTGGAAGCGGCACGGGCCTACGCCATTGAAGAAGCGCAGCGGGCCACCTACCGCAACACCACGGCGCTTTCCGAGGCGCTGTCGAAAATGGGGCGCTATGAAGGGGATAACCCGGTTCTGAAAGCCGCCTCCTTTGCGGCAGATGCCTTCCTCCCATTTCGCAAGACCCCGGCCAATATCCTGACCACGGGCCTTGATTACAGCCCTGTGGGGCTTGCCAAGGGCATCAAAGAAGCCATGTTTGACGTGAAGTCCGGAAAATGCACGGCGGCGGACGCCGTGGATTCCCTTGCATCCGGCCTCACCGGAACCGGCATTTTCGCTCTGGGCGCTTATCTGGCGGCGGAGGGGCTGCTGCACGTCCGGGCCGGTGACGATGACAAGGAAGAAGCCTTTGAAAAATCCATGGGCAAGCAGGACTACGCCATTCAGATCGGGGACAAGTCCTACACGCTGGACTGGGCGGTTCCGGCGGCAATGCCCCTGTTCGCGGGCGCTGCCATCATGGAATCCGTTCGGAAGGGCGGCGGCACCTTCGATGCGCTGGTGGATTCTCTGCTGGGGATGCAGGACGTTGTGCTGGAGACCTCCATGCTGTCCTCCCTGAATGACTTGATCTCCTATTGGAGCTACGCCGACAACAAGGTTGGCTATCTGATCGACCGGGCGGCCAGCAGCTACGCCGGACAGTATATCCCCACCATCGGCAGCAAGGTTGCGTCCGTATTTGATGATACGGTACGCAAAAGCTATGTGGAAAAGGGTTCCGGGCAGGTAGCCTCTGACGTGAATTATTTCTTGCAGGGGGCGGCGAAAAAGGTCCCCGGCGCACGGAATCAGCTTCAACCCATGGTGGATATGTGGGGCAACGAGGTCTCCAACGGCTCCGCACCGGAGCGGGTGTTCCAGTCCTTCCTCTCCCCCGGCTTCCTGAAGGCGCAGGACAACAGCCCCGCCACGCAGGAGATCCGGCGGCTGGCGAAGGCCACCGGAGAAAGCGCTGTTTATCCGGCGGCGGCGGAGAAGTCCTATACGGTGAAGGGGGAGACCCGGACCATGACCGGCGAGGAATACACCCGGTACGCCAAGGCCATGGGCCAGACGCGGAAGGAACTGGTGGAGGCGGCAGTGAAGCTGCCCGCATACAAGTCCATGAGCGACAGCGAAAAGTCTGACTACATCCAGAACGTCTACAAGTACGCCAGAGAGACGGCCCGTCAGCAGGTGGACCCCAAGTATGAACCCAGCGACAAGTGGATTGAGAACGCCAAAACGTCCAAGCGGGACATCGGCGTGTCCACCGGGGAATTTCTGGCCCTGTACCAGAAGTACGGCAGCGGCAAAATGAGCGGCGCAGCCTACGAGAAAGTGAAGCAGGCGCATGATTCCGGTCTTTCCCCCAAGGAATATTTCTCCCTGAAAGACAAGGCCGATGCGGACGGAAACGGCAGGGTCAGCAAGGCGGAGGCCAGCGCGGCCCTTGCCGGTCAGGAGCACCGGGCGGATCTGTGGGACATTATCTGCACCACCAACGCCAAGAACCCCTACAAATGAGAAAACACCCCCGCCGTCTGGCGAGGGTGTCTCTTTCTGCTTTTTCACATCATGGACAGGAGCGTTTTCACATGGGCGGCGCGGTCCAGCATCCGCTCGTGCTCCCAGTCCCAGACGGCCTGCATGGCCTCCGTGGGATGGTGACCGGCGTCCTTCGCCTTTTCGATATGGCGAACGGCCATTTCGTGGAGCCGATTGGCGTGGCCCAGCTCCTGACGGCTGAGGTCGGCGTAGGTGCTGGCGTCCTCCGGGTCCTCGGCGTGCTTGACGGCCTCACGGGCGTACTTCTCGGCATCGTCCAGTTCTTCCCGGATCCCTTCGGCCAAGTGTTTGATCTCGTACATACGATCCTCCTAACTCTGCTTGATGAGGGTGTAGAGCTTGTCCACATCCGTTTCATTCAGCGTGACGTTCCCGATCAGGGGGATATTGGTAGTGACGGGGCCTTTGGCGGCTTCGTTTTTCAGGCAGGCGTAGATCTTGTCAAGGTCTACATTCCCCGCCTCGTCAAAGACGCCGAGGGCCTTCATGGCGGGATGCTCCCGGAGGGCGGAAAGGCTGGCGTCCAGATTGCTAAGAGCCATAGCAGCCCCGGCACCAACGGCCCATTTCTGCCAGCCGGTGAGCTTGCCGGTAAATTCCTCATCCACATAGCGGGCAGCGCCCTGCTTGATCTGATCCAATGTTACCATAGATTCCTCCAATGACGGGAGAGAGGGGCGCTATGCCCCTCTCTTTTTCCCTCTGCGCCTCTTAGCGACCGCAGTTGCAGTCGCAGGTGGAGACGGGGAGGGGGTTATAGGTGGACTGGGGCGTGGTGCCGGTGCCGGTGGTGATGTCCGCAACCATTTTGGGATAAAAGGTGGCGTTGGTGTAGGTGACAATGGTGTTGTCAGCACACTTCCGCTCGTCCCGCTCCCGGGAAATGGCCCCGCACAGCTCGTTCTTGTAGCAGTCCATACGCTCCTGCAACAGCTGGAAGCTGTCCTTGGTGGCCTGATTATTGACCGCCTGAGAAGCCAGCGCACCATGCACCTCGCCCAGCTTGCCGTCGATGTACTTGTACATCTCCAACATCTTCTGGTCCTGGTAGGTGTTGGCATCCCGCAGGGCAATGTCGCTGCGGAGCTTGGCGTTCTCCTGCACCATGGACAGCTCGTAGCGGTTGACCGTGTGGTTCTCGCTGCATCCGGCCTCCGCCGCCATACCAGCGGCAAAGGGGATGACGCGATTGCCCAGCAGCATCCCGCCGAGACCGCCCAGAGAGTTCAGGACGCCCAGAGACAGACCGGCAATGCCGGTGCCGAGAGCAGTGCCTGCGACGCCCTTGCTTGCAAATTCAGCCATAGAGAGATTCCTCCTTCTCTAAAAATACACCTCCTGTTTCCGCGCGAAAAACAAGCGGTGTTCTATGGTTACCGTACCACAGGACACCGCTTGTCATGGCTTATGGATGTTTTTTGTTTGGGCGGGATATGCCCGCTTTATCACGGATGGAACGCAGACAGGAGGTAACGGAGGATCTGGACAAGTACAGCTCTGCTGCCGCATCCTCGATCGCCCAGCCGCGGCGGCAAACCAGATTGAACACGCGCCGCTCCCGGTCGGTGAGATAGCGGCACTGCTCCATTTTCTTGAGCTGCTGGACGGTGTATCGGTATTTCATAATGGGCCTCCTTTATGAAGTGCCCCTCCCCTTTGATCTACCGATGCAGGGGTTCAGGACCCCTGCGCATCTATCATGGCTAACAGCTTTTCCAGATCGTAAAAATTCCGGGGGTCCAGCCCGGTTTCCCGCTGAATGAGCCGAAAGCGGTAGCGGATGGAGTTGTAGTGCAGGTAAACAGCATTGCCGGTCTCCCTCACGTTCATGTTGTGCGCCGCGTAGGCTTTCAGCAGTTTTTTGTCCCGATCCTCCATAGCTTACCTCCTTTTGCTGCGTGGGGCGGCTGGCGGTCAGCCGTCCCCGCCGTCCTTTCTCTCGCCGTAACTGCAAAAGAATGTCCTTGTGTCCAGCTCAAACGGCAAAAACGCGATGTTTGTTTTGGAGCAAAATGCGTATATATCTTTTCGATTCCACACGCACAAATGCTTACAGTCTTTGCACCGCGTCACGACCACGGCATCCACGGTGGGGGCTTTTTCAATCAAGCCAAGTAAGCCGTTCCAACCAGCACAATACGCCGCAGGGAGAACATCTTTGCTGCACCGGCCCACGCCCAAATCATCAACATCAACCAGCCTCATGTCCAGCACCTCCGTCCATCTTGGCCCCGCAGTTGGGGCAGTAATCGCTCTTGCGGTTGTTCCACATATCGCAGCACGTTGATACATACCCCTCGGCAACAGTCGTTCCGCTTCGATAGTGCGTTACCCACCGCCCATGCACCACCGGCACGGCATCCACGGTGGGGCAAGCGTCAACCACTCCGCTTACTTCATCCAACGGGCAAAGTACAGCAAACTCATTGTCATATAGCATATCAACCAGTTTATCAGCATCAACCACCCTCATGTCCAGCACCTCCGTCCATCATCGCCCCGCAGTTGGGGCAATAGTTAGATTTTACGGCGGTTCCCCGTCCACAGAGACCGCATCTGTAAGTAGTACGTGCAACCGCTACCGCACCAGACGGCGTCCATCTCCAAAAAGATGATGGCTCTTTTTCCCACCGCCCACGCACCACCTGGGCCACGTCGGCAGCGGGTGCATCCTCAATTATGTCGATTGCGTCACCGGTGCCACACGCGCGGCATCTTACTCCGTTATAGCTGTTGCATCCTACGCAATAAACTTCTTCGAGGCGCTTAATTGTCGCTTCTTGCTCAATGTATTCAGCCATCGTCAGCCCTCCTAAACCAGTCGAATGTACTTTAGGCCCTTCTCAAGGTCACAGTTCTCGTCAAATCGTTTCGCATCATCCACCGTGTAAACGTTCGCCAAATCCTCACGCGCTTTTGCGATGCGATCACTTAGGGTTTGGATCTCGGCATCCAATTCCGCGAGAATCGCAAGCAGTTCATCCCTTCTCTTTTCAACATCCATTCTTCATCGTCTCCAATGCTTTCTCCGCCTCCTCGCGGGTCAGGAATACGGTCTTGCCGATTTCATCAACCGGTACGCCGAAAATGGATTTATCAACAAACCCGGCTGTGATATCCCATTCAATGGCTGTACAAAACAATTCAACGCGAATTGCTTTTACTCGGTATTCGCTTATGGTTTTTCGACTTGTAACCTCATACACCGTATCTCCGGGCTTGCACGGCAGCACCACCAGCCGACCGGCCCTGTCGGCCTCCATCAGCGCAACAATGCGCTTGAATGGCACACCCTTGCTGATAGCCTCATCCTCAAAGGTCTTGTAATTGGCGCACATCGCCGGTTCCAGCCCCGTGTCCAAATATTCCCGCAGCAGTGGGCAGTGCGCAGCCGGAACCGCCGTGCAGAACCCGCCGACCGCAGTACAGTTTCCGTTGTCCTCATGCCTAAAGCGACAACGCAGGCAATTAACATTTCCCATCACATTCCCTCCTTCGGCGGCTGCGGTCTTTTTAGCTCAAACTGACCATATGTCATAACACACGGCTTCTTAGCAGCACAGTCCGCCATGCCGCTTACAATGCCCTTGCAATGAGCGCAATACTTGCACATCCACGTCTTTCCGTCTTTTCTGACATCCTCAATTATCGACATAACATAGTTGCGTTCAATCATTAGTTGTCTATTCTGCCCCCGCAGATTTTCAATTTCCTGCTGGAGTGCCGCGATGTGGGTGTTTTGGTTGGCCAGCCGGTCAGCGGCAGCCACAAGGTCATCACCTAACGTGATAGGCGTCTCCCACTCGTTGCCTCTCTGCCATTCTGCGTGCTCACGCAGCGCATTTACGAGGTTTGTATCTCTCATAGTTCCTCCCTACATTTCTTCATTCAGCCAGCTTTCCCACGTCACCATGCGGGTATCGTCGGCATTGGATAGTTTCTCCGGGTATTTCAGATCAAGTGAGCAGCCCTTTGCTTCCAGCGCATCATCCACGGCTTTTTCAATCAGCTCACCCAATCTGTCTGCGTTTTTCGTGTAAAACTCAAAGTTTGTCATTCCTCGAACCCCCCAAGCACTTCCTGTCCCGGCAAAACGCCGTCCTCCATCCACCAATGAAATACATCCACGCCGGATCGCCACTGGCACGGCAGACCTCGTTTCCTCCGCTCTTCCAGCATCCGATCAAAGGCCCGGATATACGCCGCCTTGATTTTCGGATAGCGGGCAAATTCCATGATTCTGGCTTTGGATGCCATGGGACAACCTACGCAGCCGACCCGGTGGAAGCCCTCGCAGTACAGCGGGTTCATGGTGATTTTTTCGGCGCCGACGTAATCCCAAATATCTGCCGCTTGCCAGTCCACAATGGGGTTTACTACTCGTTTCCCCTTGATCTGACACGTTTCAAATAATCGGCGATCCTCGTCGTTATCGTTTGATAGGATCAAGTTGCTTTGTGGCTTAGACGCTAATACCTCTAAGCCGCCACGGCGTTTCCTGGCCGTGGATTCCGCCCAGCGAACACCCGTAGCGATAAACCGATCCTTGCCTCCCCCCTCTTTAAGGACGGCGCAACAGTACCGCATCAGGCGTGTGGGCGGCATGAGCTTCTTTTGAATCAGGTTCCACATGGTCATACGGGAGCCGTCCGGCTGGACGTGCTTGTCCACGTCGCACTTGATGCCCTTTTCCTCCAGCCGGTGGAACGTATCGTACACATGGCGCACCGTCTCCGGCGCATCCGCCGTGGTGAGGGAGTGCAGGGCTTCAAACGGGATGCCGCTGACCTGCGCCAGATGCAACAGCACATCGCTGTCCTTTCCGCCGGAGTAGGTGATCACTAACGGTTTTTCAAAAAGCCGCAGACTCATATCCGATGCCGCTTTCAGCCGCTCGATTGCGGTCTGCTCTAAGTCGCTCATGGTTCCTCCCTTATGTCTCCGCCCCATTGCTCCGCCATGGCTCTGGCGATGCCGGGGTTAAGCAAAAGCACTTTAACAGACTGTGACATTCCACTCCGCCTCCTCACAAATATCTACGATATGGTCGCACAATGCAGCCGGGATGACAGACCGCTCCACGCTGCCAGCCAGCCCTTGCGTTCCCGTTTTGGCCCCGCGCGGGGCAGAGATATGGCACGGGTCGCCGTTATGACAAGGCGGTTTAAATCTGGGAAGCGGATGATTTGTCCAGATGTCCGTGGGCTTCATCCGGGCGTCCCCGTACTGACAGTATGTGACGGTGTACCGGGGCAGCCCCTCCATCCACGTCATTTTGCGCATCCCTCCACGTGGATTTTCAATGAACCAGTAAGTCGGGCTCAATGCTAAGATCAGCCGCAGCACGTGCTGGTCCACTGCATCGCAAAACTTGGCATACTCGCTCACCGGGTCCAAATTTCCTGTCTCGGGGTTTTTCCGCCTGTGGTGGCTGATGGCCGCAATAGAAAATGTGGCGCAGTCCGGGCTTGCCCAGATCACATCAGGCCGCCCAAACTCCCGCAGCACATCCTCCGCAGTCAGATGCAGGATGTCAGCATATAGGTCGATGCGGTCAAATCGTTTGTCCCACTCTACGGAGTACACCTTGTGGCCCCGGGCCTCGAACGCCTTCCCTATAGAGCGCGTCCCGGCAAATAACTCAAGCACCTTCATCCATTGTCCTCCTCATCCGTCGCAGCAACCGCCCAGAACGCCTTGCACACTTCCTGTGATTCCTCGCAGGCTATCAACACTTTCATTCGTCCTCCACCTCCGCAAGCCAGAACGCCTTTCGGCACTCAGTGCACGAGCCGGAACGGAGGATGGCACAACTCCCATCTTTTTCCCTATACGCGGCAGAGACCGCACTTGGGCATATCTTTATGATGCCATCTTGCATGAGCCTTGTCTCCGGGTACTGCTCAAGGAACACGCTCTGGCGGGTTTTGATGGGATGCTCCGCGGCCCACTGTTCCGCGATAGCAACGGCCTCCTCCGGGTGTTTTTTTTGCCAGGAATTGCAGGATTCCCACTTGCCTCTTCTTTTCCAAAACTCACATTTGATGCATTCAGCGTTGCACATTCTGCCAAGCGTT